GCTATCATCGTTATCTGTGGTGCTAACTTACTCGTTGCACTGCTAGATTCGTCCTTAGTTAATACAATTAACGAGAGAAACGAAACGATCCAACGCCAAATCGATCAGATGTGACAGTCGGGGAACTGTACCCAAAATCAGGGTTTTCCGTTGCGCCACCCCTCAAAACTGCTACAATACAGACAACAAGGAAACACAGACCCATGAAAGTCATCCTCATCGCAGTCATCGCAATCATGGCATGGCAGTCCCCTGAGATCCGTAGCACGACCGCCGACATCCTTGACTCTGCTGCTGAGACTATCCGCCCTGAGCGTGAAAAGGGTCTGCTCGGACCCCTCCAGCGTGCTGCCCGTGAAAATGGTTGGTCCGTCACTCGCTGATCCTAACCCCCTCCCCCTCACTCCTTAAATCTTCTTCTCTTTTTATCATGCGTAAGATCGAAACCCAAATGAATGCTGCCATCCAAAGCAACACAAACTGGAGTTCAGGAAACACTCAAGTAGTGACCAATATGGGGGTTTCTACTGTATATCTCCACGGCAACAAGATTGCTATGGTTGATGATACTTCACTCACACTCTTTGATGGTGGTTATCAGTCCAATACAACAAAGAGCAGACTCAATGCACTTTGTGATGAATTCTGCATTGCTGGTGAAGGCGTATTTCAAAAGGATTTCGTCTGGTATGTAAGAAAGTTCGTTGGTGCAATCAATGGTAAGAATGTATATAAGAACGAAGATTTCAAAGGTGGTTACGTCTTTGCCTGATACAATCTAACAAACAACAGTCCTAATCCTCTTCTCACTATGATCATCAAAGTTTCTCGCTCTACACGTAAGCAAAACATTATGGAGACTTTTATATCATTCCCATCTAATACTTCCTTTCAAACTGCATACCGTCTACTCGGTAATCGTTCAAATGGTATTAACATTAAACGTGCTACTATCTCTCAAGTAACACCAAATCAAGTCACTAAACATATCAAATACTATGACTTCGCAACGCATCAAGTAGTCAGATAACTATCTCTACAATCTAATAGTTTTCCACAGATGAAAGACTTCATTCAAGGGCAACAAGTTACTTACAATCAGTTCCAAGGTAGAGTAAACTTTATCGGTGATCAGTATATCACCCTTACTATTAGAGAGTGGGATAAATCCCCGCAGGAACAAGTTAACTCCAAATGTAACACTCGACAAGTTAACCTATGTGTATACAGAGAACATTGGAGTGAGATACATTTAGTCCCTCCACAGGTTGTTAACACCTTTTCCACAGATAATGCGGAAATTGTGGAAAACATTAAATAAACTACTATGTGTGTTTAATCCCTCTCTAAATGTCTCCACTAATTGTAGTCTTAGCACGCTTCCTAACAGTTGTCAACCCCCTCTAATCACCTCGGAGATACTCTCATCACCATTGCTAATCATTCCCCTCTGAGGATCATACAGAGGCACTTGACAAACTATCAGAATCATGTTATAATTACCTTGTAGAGGTTCAGAAACAGACCTTGTATCTTTCCCACTTATGCAATACATTATCTACGACAACACAGACACACTCAGAGCATCATTCGTAAGTGTCTACGACCTTGAGAAGTTTATCGATGGCATCAGAAACTCTCGGGGAGATAACTACCCAAATACTCCGAGAATGTCCACCTTTGATTACATCAAGTCTATCGGATGGTTCTGGGAGGTAGTTGACAAATCAGCAGAGGTTGGTGTATAATAGCAGAGGTAATCGGAGGTCCTTTGAGTAACACTTAGCGGCAGTTGTTAAATGTCATTTAGGCAGTTATATTGGCCCCCGTAAATATAAAACAAGCCACTACCCTAACCTACAAAGGTTCCCCAGAGCGAGTTCTATATTATTTCAAAGATTAATTTCATAGGATCTAAAAAAATTTCTGAGGTAAAAAATGGATGCTAAGACCCGTGTAGAACGTCAAGATACTCGTGTATGGGCATTAGAGCAATTGATAAGGTTAGAGGCATTCCTAGACCCTCGTATGTACGGTTGTGCAGACTATTATGCATCATCTTATGCTTCTCATGTATTAGATGATCTATATACACTATGGGTTGAGTGGAAAGAAGATAATCCCACAAATAATCCCCAAGTAATTAATCGTATGTAAGTTATGTCCCATAGATTCACAACCAGATTAGAAGAAGATGATTTCGGTGATTTAATTCTCACTGTACCATATGAAGCATGTGAAGAATTGGGATGGGATGTAGGAACAGAATTGGAGTATGATATCACTGAAGATGGTACAGCATTCACACTAAGGAAAGCAAAGGATGACGAATGAGCAACAAGGGATCACTGAGCAACAGGTTGCAGATGCTATCAATGTAATCAATGACTGCTTAGGTAAAATCATCAAACGTATTGAGGAAGTCGAGAAGTATGTGAGCGAGATACCCACACCAGACAAGACTTACTACAAACCAGAAGGGTATGATGATTATATGAATTTAAAAGAGAACTTTGATGAAGTTTATAAAAGAATAGGGGAGTTAGAAAATGGCAGGGTGTAAATTTAGCGAGGAAGAGGACCAAGGACCATGTGGGGGTGGTTTTGCTATTAATGAGGAGCATTGTTATTATTATACACCACCCGCACCAGGAGGATGTTCAGTTGAGTTTATTGAATATCCCGAAGCAGTTATAAGATCATCAGGCGAAGCTTATAACTTACCGAAGCGTCGTAGTGATGCTGTCATGTATCCATTCACTGCTGTGTCATATGGTCCCGAAGGACCAGGTGCTGCACATTGTGGAAAGGTAACAAAACCTGACAATTGCACTACTATTTTCGGTGGATTTGGGGATTCTTTTGATGTATCTGAAATATTTTTAGATTACACTCCGACTGAATTATCATTTGATTATGGATATTCCGATACGTGGTTTGCATATGTGTATGATACTAGTGATGATGCAGGTCATTTAGGTACAGCATGTTATCATATTGAGGAAATGGATGAAGATAGTACTACCACTACCTCGACGACAACCACAGATCCTACTACAGGACTTGATTCAACAACTTCTTCAAGTGCAAGTACACCAGCAGCAAGTACAAGGTGTATTCCCTGTGCAGCATTCAATTGTAGTACTGCCAATACATCTTTAAGTTATACAGCAACTGAAGATCTAACAGGCGATCCTGATTGCCCCCACCCCACATTGTTTGGATTTGGCACAGATTCAAATAAGATTGCATTTACTTACGATTCATTATCCACACAAGTACCAGATGGTATTATAGGTTTTGAGGTAAGTTTTGATGGGACGACCTATGTAAATGCATGGGATGCCACAAACAATGCAGGTATAGCATATACATCATCACAAAGTCCATGGCAAGGAGAAACTGCTGTTGGAGAGGAAGATGGTGATGAAGGATTTAGTGATTTTGAAGTTTATAATCTCAATGATGGTGTAAATGCTTTTGACTTTAGAGTTAAGTTTAGTATCGAACCCATATATGACGATTCTGGCGCGACCACAGTGTTCTCAGGCACTCGGTGGATCCCAACAGAGATTCTAAACAATGGAACAGGATGGTCTATTGGAGATGTAATACCAATTACCTTTCAGCATCGTCTACCAGATAATACTTTAACAACCTTAACACTCAATATTAGGGTGACTGCAGTTGGAAATATACCTTCTCAACAAGAAGTACCTGGTTTTGATCTATTAAGACCCAATGATACTATCAATGGTCATAAAATTACGCGCACTTTTCATACTGAGATAGGAGAATTTCCGTATCATATCATCTATTTGGACGGTAGTGGTTCTGATTTTGTTAAAGACACGCAATATACCAGTAATAGAGCACATATTATCACTGCTGTAGCAGGATATGGTATCAAAGATCGCGCAATTTTAGTAGGATTGTATGAATTTTTGGATAAATCTATTCAATTTTTGACGGGCGACGTAAATAAAGACGCATCTGACGTGTTTGGTGACATTAAAACACCTCGAGCATTCATTACTGTGAATGAAAATGGTGGAATTAGCGATATTAATATTTCTGCAGGCGCATATTCACTGGATACTGGTAGTTTTTTCTCTCTGAATGACGGACAACCTCTTAGTGGTTACTCAAGTGGTGATAATGTTGCTACTAGTGGCGGAAATGGTAGTGGTCTTACCGTTGATATTGATACATCAGTGGTGTTTGATGAAAATGCCTCAGAAATTGCTGATATAGTTGATGCTGTTCGTATTAATACTCCAGGATCTGGGTATCAAAACGGAGATATTGTTACAATTTCTGGTGGTGGGGCAAAAATTGCAATTTCAGAGGTTACATCTGGTGGCGAAAACTTAAATTTAATGAAGGAATTGCCTGATATAGGAATTGGTGCTCCTACTGATAATAATACGGCATTTTCAAAGAAAGGTGAGGATGATGGTAATCCAGATTTTAAGTTAATCTTAACAACAGAAAAATTAAAGTTTAAAATTTTAACTAAAGATGATGGGAAGGTAGATGCCCAACCAATTGATCAAACTGATGGTGGAGATAATCAACCTGCTAAAATTTCAACAACTATTGCTGGCGGTAAGGTAACAAACATTACAATTACCAATCCTGGTAGAGGATATACTAATCTTAGTAGACCTGAGATTATTATTAACAATTTTGCAGAATTCAAAAGAGAGACAATTGGTAATGATTCCTATCGCGACGATTACGACGAAGAGACTAGAGACATTTTTTCTAAAATGCCTGAAAGTAGACAAAATTCTTCAGATGAAGGGTATACAGCCGTAACTGAAGACTTATTCAAAGGTCTTAATTTATCTTTTGATGCAGTACCATCAGAACGTGAAATTATTAGTGCAGAACCAGTCATTGATATAAAAATGGATCCTGATAGAGAAAGTATACGTCAAAAATCACAGCAAAAATATACATCAGATGTTACAGATCCTTTGAAGCAACTTATAACACCTAACTATGACGTAGGTTATCTTGACAATGTTGAATTGGATGGGGGATATATTATAGATCCTGCGCTTCCACCATTGCCCTTTGATATCAAAGGTGTTATTAGAGATGATTTACCTAGAACTCAAAAAACTGTGAGTGATAATATCGATGATGTTACGCAAGAAGTATATCCCGATTATCGTGTAGATAACGAAACTAAAGTAGAGAGTTGTGCAGGAAGTTTTACTAATTTACCAGTTGCTTCAAAGTTTACTAAATATATCGTTAGACAATTTCGTCCAGATCCAACTGATGTAACAGAAATTTCTGTAAAATTAAGTTGTACACCACAGGATATTGGTTGCGCTCATTTTGCATGTCCTCCACCATTTCTTACTCCAAATAGTAGTACAACTACTTCGACTTCAGATGAAGCTACTGGTTCTACCGAAAGTACTACTGTAACCAGAACTTATACAATGTCACCTCTTATGGGACCAGGATGCCAGGAGTGGACTGCAGAAGGAAAGATCACAATGTGGCACGATTTGACTAGAGCAGCTCAAACAGTCGTCAGAGCTGCTAAAGAATACGGGAATCCATTTGCAGATTAATTATGGCAGCAGGAGCAGCAGGACTTTATCAGGGACCTTGTAGTGGTCATGGAACGGGAAGTGGGTCTACACACCATGCAGGACTAGGTGGATCTGTATTACCTGGTTGTACGATGCCACCTCTAGACCCAAAAATCGTTCCTAAGACAGTGATGCTTATGAACGCAACTACACTGTGGCCACCTTTACTGCAAGCACCAGCAACTCCCTTAGGAGCAGCAAGAAATGTGTTTATCAATAAAATTATACCTATCGTAGATCAGGATATATTAACACCACATCCGACTCCAACTACGCATCAAGCGTGCTATACAGGTATCCCAAAAGGATGTCCCCCAGGTTGCGTGACAAATCCTGCTTTTTGGTGTACAATAGGCGTGGTAGCTGGACGTGAACCTGCTGTAGGACACTCTAGAAAGCACTTTGCAACTCAAAAGTCTGTATTCATTAATATGAAACGAGCATCTGTGTTTGGCGATCCTCTAGGGGATTTCAGTCCAGCTTTCCCTTGTTGTTCAGTAGTAACTGGGGCAAGTATCAACGTATTCATTGGAATGGCAACTGGAGGAATTTAATTAATGGCAAAAGTTAGAAGATCGCTCACTGGCGATAACATGATCGAGAGTCAACCCAAAAAAACTCGTCAGGGTACTGGGCAGCATACTAAGTATGCCTCTACAAGTAGAAATAACGCTAAAAAGCGTTATCGTGGACAAGGGCGATAAATATATTAGTATGAAGTACTGTCAGAGAGATGGCGTTAAAGTCAATAGGTGGAAACACCTTTAAAAAATCTAGAAGTTTTAAAGATGTTGCAGTCAACTTTTCTAAAAATCCTTTTACTGATGATCTCTCTGTGGTAAATAATGATAACTCAATCAAACAGGCAGTTAAAAATTTAATTTTAACTAGTCCTGGAGAAAAACCATTTCAACCCTTAGTGGGATCAGCAGTAAATCGTCTTTTGTTCGAACCTTTAGATGCTTTTACTGCTGATGCAATTGAGGATGAAATTCGTACTACTATAAACCAATATGAACCTAGAGTAGCACTCACAGAAGTGATTGTTGATCCAGTTTTTGATAGTAATAGATTAAATGTAACAATTGAATATCAAATCGTTGGTTTGCCTATTGTTGAAACGATAGAATTTGTTTTACAGAGACCCGAATAATGCAACCAAACAATTTAACAGCATTAGATTTCGATGACATTAGATCCTCGATTAAGTCATATTTAAGGACTCGTGACGAATTTACTGACTACGACTTTGATGGTTCATCATTGTCGTATCTTATTGATCTATTAGCGTATAATACATACTACACTTCATTTAATGCTAATATGGCATTAAATGAATCTTTCCTATCTTCAGCAACAGTAAGAGACAATGTTGTCAATATTGCTAAGTTATTGAATTATGTCCCTAGATCTATTAGGGCATCAAAAGCAATTGTTAGTTTTAAAGTAAAAACTACACAGTTAGAAGGTTCATATCCACAGTCAGTAACTTTAAGGAAGGGTCCTGTAGCTACAGGATGTAATTATATTTGGAATACATTAACTGCAGTTACAGTTAACGTAGATCCTATTTCAGGAGAAGCAGATTTTTGTAATATTCCGATCTATGAGGGAACTATAGTTAAATTTTCTTATATTGTTAACACGTTTGCAAAACAAATATATAAGGTCCCTTCTGAGGATGTTGATACTAGTACTTTAGCAGTTCAGGTAAAACCAAACGAATCATCTACTCAATTTGATATTTACACTCGTGCAACAACTGTTTCTACTGTAACCCCCACAACTCGAGCATATTTCTTATCTGAATCAGAAGATATGAGATATGAGATTAGATTTGGTGATGATAGTGTTGGTAGAGCAGTAAAAGACGGTGAGGTTATCGAACTTGAATATCTTGTTACTGCTGGAAAAGAAGCAAATGAATGTGGTAAGTTTGGTTTTATTGGAAAACTTATAGACAGTAATGGTCAGAATTTTGCCAGCGCAATGATTAATGTTGTTACTAGAGCAAAATCTTTAGAAGGTGACTCTGCAGAA